ACAGCTTTTAGAAGCTGACATGAATTTCAAACAAACTGGTGGTGATAAGTTCAAGTTAGCTCTTTACTCTTCAACAGCAACTCTAAACTCTGCAACAACATCATTCACAACTTCAAGTCAAGTTGGGAACAGTGGACAATATACTTCTGGTGGTGGACTACTTGCTAATCTAGGTACTTCAATTACTGCAGGTGTAGCAAGAGTTGACTTCGCAGACAGATCTTTTACTGGAGTGACGTTAACAGCTAGAGGAGCTATGATTTACAATACATCTTCTGACACTACTAACGCGTCAGTTTGTATTTTAGATTTTGGAAGTGATAAAACAGCTACATCAGGAACTTTTACAATTCAGTTTCCAGCGCCAACATCAACTGCAGCGATTCTAAGGATCTCTGGTTAATCGTAGGGGGTAGACTCCTATGAGTACAGGTGCATGGGGCCAGGTAACCTGGGGATACGCTAAATGGGGTGAATTAGGAGATGCTAGTGCATCACCTGATAATACCAATCTATTACTAACTGGAAATCTTGGAACACTAACTCACGAGGGAGAAATAAATTCTGGTTGGGGTAGACAAGCATGGGGTGCTAACGGTTGGGGTATCGTTGGAACTTTAATTCCTTCAAGTACAAATTTATTACTTTCTGCAACTTTAAATTCTGTAACTATTGATCAAGAAATAAATACTGGTTGGGGATCAGATACTTGGGGAACTGAGTTATGGGGATCTTCTGGATTAACAGTTTCTATTACTAATACAAATTTATCTATATCAGCTTTTGAAGGTAGTGCAGGTCTAGCTTTTGATGGAGATGCAAACGTAGAGCCTACCGGACGTTCTTTAACAATTACACAAGGTGAGGAAGAAGCTTTTGCATCTTTCACACAAGAAGTTACTGGAATACCAATGACAGTGTCATTGCTATTCGATCCTGAAATAGTAACACCACAAGCACCTTTAATTACAGCTAGTGTAGGAACAGCAGTATTAGATGCTAATACTATTGTTGAAGTAACAAGTGATTCTGTAGGTTATTGGGGATACAAATCTGCTTGGGGTAATTTTGCTTGGGGTAATGGAAGAACTGAAACTCTAGCAATGTCTATGCTAGAAAACTTTTCTGGCGTAGATCCAGCACCGGATGTTTCTTTAACAGGGAATGCTATGGCTGCTGCTTTAGCGGCTGGTAATACTTTTGATATTATCGGAGATGCAAGTGTACCAGTAACGAATGTAGCCAATAATCTATCAATGGCTATTACTACAGGTAATGCTGAATTAGATGCATTAACTCCAGTAGATGTAACAGGATTCGTTTTAACAGCTAATTTAAATAGCATTTCTGAAATAACAGCAGATGCAAATATATTCCCAACTGGATTTGGATTGACAAATAGCCTAGGAACGGCTACAAATGTGTTGATTTGGAACGAAGTAAATACTGGCACAGCACCAGTAACTCCTCCAGGATGGAAAGAGGTTGACACCAATGCTGCATAATTAGTGTTTGACACTATAAAAATTATTTAATAATATAAGAAAATCGGAGAATAAAAATGGCGAACTCGACATCAGCAAGTTTAAAACTTACAGTTCAAGCTACTGGAGAAAATTCAGGAACTTGGGGACAAATTACAAATACTAACTTATTAATTCTAGAACAAGCAATTGGTGGATTTCAATCTGTTGCTATTACAACAGGGGCAACTTTAACATTTTCAAATGGTGCTTTATCAAACGGTAAAAACGCAGTATTAAAATTAGTTGGAACAATCGGTGGAGCAGTTAACGTAACTATTCCTGATTCAATCGAAAAAACTTTCGTAGTTGATAATGCAACTACAGGTGCTCACACAGTAACATTCAAAACTTCTTCAGGAACTGGAGTAACTTGGGCAGCAGCTGATAAAGGCACTAAAATGGTTTATTCAGACGGAACTAATGTTGTTGACACAGCATTCACAGATTTATCATCTGATTTCTCACCACAACTTTCAGCAGACTTAGATACTAATTCACAAAATATTATCATTGACGATGCACACAATATTCAAGATGAAAACGGTAATGAACAAATTGTTTTTCAAACAATTGGTTCAGCTGTAAACTATTTTGAAGTAACAAACGCAGCTACAGGTAATGCACCTGATCTTGCAGTTGCTGGTGGTGATACTAATGTTGACTTTAACATAACTCCAAAAGGAGTTGGTAGAGCAACTTTTAATGGTCAAGGTAAAATTCAAAGTGTTGCTGAAAAAGTTACTTCTGCAGCAACAGCTGCTACAGGTACTATTACCTATGATGTGCTTACTCAAGCAGTTTTAAATTTCACATCAAACGCTGCTGGAAACTACACTTTAAATATTAGAGGTGATGGATCAAATTCTTTAAACTCAATTATGGATACAAGTGAATCAATCACTATTGCACATTTGGTACCACAAGGTGGATCTGCTTATTATAATAACGTAGTTCAAATTGATGGATCAACTGTTACTCCTGAATGGCAAGGTGGATCAGCACCTTCAGCAGGTAATGCAAATTCTATTGATGTTTACAATTATACAATTATTAAAACTGGTGATGCAACGTTTACAGTGTTAGCTTCTCAAACCCAGTTTGCGTAATAGATTGAAGGGAGAAAGATTATGCCACTGATAGGAACATTCGGAGCAGCATCCTCAAGAGGATTTGGTTACGCTGGAGGCGGAGCTAAATTTGTTACTGCAACAGGTGGATGTGTATCAACTGTCGGAGATTTTAAAGTTCACGTATTTAATGGTCCTGGTACTTTTTGCGTTTCATGCGCAGGTAATGAAGATGGCTCAAGCACTGTAGATTATTTAGTAGTCGCAGGTGGTGGTGGAGCAGGATTTAATAACGCTGGAGGCGGCGGAGGTGGAGGATATAGAGAATCTCCAGGCGCTGCTACTGGTTGTTATACAGTATCACCTAAAGCAGGTGGATCAGCTTTACCGGTAGCTGTACAAGGATATCCAATAGATGTCGGAAATGGTGGCTCAGGATCTTCAGGTTCTCAAGGTGGAGACGGAAACGATTCAGTATTTAGTACTATTACTTCTTCAGGCGGCGGAGGCGGCGCAAAAGGAGAAGGATCTAACACTGGAAGACCAGGTGGATCTGGCGGCGGAGGTGGCTATCCAGGCGGTAGTTCCGGAAGCGGTAATCAACCTCCAGTTAGTCCTTCACAAGGATCTAATGGTGGATCAGGAAGCGGTCTCGGCGGAGGCGGAGGCGGCGGAGCAACAGGAAGCGGTAATCCTGGTTCTGGAGCTAACGGTGGATCTGGTGGCGGAGGAGCTACTTCAAATATTACAAACACACCAACAGGGAGATCTGGTGGTGGCGGCGGGGGAGCTGATGGATCAACAGGCGGCCCTGCAAGTGATGGTGGAGGACCAGGAAGTCCTTTTGCACCAACACCAGGAGGTCAGGGAGCAACCAACCGTGGTGGTGGCGGCGGAGGTGGCGGAGGAGCCACTGGAGGATCACAAGGCGGAAGCGGTGGTTCCGGAGTAGTAGTAATAAGGTACAGGTTTCAAGCGAGTTAATAATATGGCAAGTTTTGCAAAAATAGATGATAATGGATTAGTGTTAAGTGTTTTATATGTACTTGACTCTCAAACACAAAACTCTGAAGGAGTAGAAGTAGAGTCAATAGGTCAAGCTCATTTACAAACTCACAATAACTGGCCAGCAGATAAATGGATTAAGACATCCTATAACACGTACGGTAATCAGCATTTAAATGGTGGAACTGCTTTTAGAGGTAATTATGCTCAAAGAGGTGGAACTTACGATGCTACTAACGAAATTTTTTGGCCAATACAACCTCATTCATCTTGGAGTAAAGATATTGCTTCAGCGTCATGGGTAGCACCTATAGCTTATCCTTCAATTACATCAGAAGGATCTGGTGAAGCTGAAATTACATATAGAATTGGTTGGAATGAAGCGATGCATCAAGCTGATAGTACTAAAGGTTGGGTAATGTCTAAGTCTAATGATAATGCATCACCTCTTACAAAATATGATTGGAATGGCACCGAGTGGGTGTCTAGATAATTGATTTTTTAATAAAATAGTTTATATACTATTTTAAGTATGCACAAGAAAGTATTGACAGAACAAGCTATATATTATGGTGATCTTGAAATGCCAAAAAATTTTGAGATAGATAGACCTAGTTTAGGATTAGATATATTTAAATTTGGTATTACAAATAAATTTCCAGTCTCTAAAGAATTAGATAAAGTTAATAAATACATTATAGAATATTTAAGAGCAAAATATAACATAGCTGTTGTTAATAAAGAGATTGAAGGGTTTATGTACAAACCTGGTGAAATAACTAAACCTGTTATGGATATTGATTTTCAGTCTTTAAAAGATTCAGTAGATTATACTATGTTATATGGAGTAGGAACAGAAGATTGCGATATAACTATTTTGTATGACAACAATAGAAACAAACAACAATACCACACTATATCTCTTACACACAATAAATTTGTAATGTTTCCCTCTTCAAATATGTATTTTATACATAACAATCAAAAAGAAAATTTAAATATAATTTTAAAAATAACTTATAGAGAACCTGATGTTATTAGATCATAATTATTGGTATTTTAAGTCTGTCTTAACTCCTAGATTTTGTGATGATGTAATACATTATGCTTTGAATAAAAAAGAACATATTGCAAGAGCAGGTGAATTTGCAGACATAAAACATATAACAGATGAAGAAGTAAAAAAATTTCAAACGAAAAGAAAGTCTGATGTAGTGTGGTTAGATGATCAATGGATTTATAAAGAAATTCAACCTTATTTACACACAGCTAATGAAAATGCAAACTGGAATTTTCAATTAGATCGATCACAACCTATTCAATTTACTAAATATAAACTGGGTCAATATTATGATTGGCATTGTGATGGAACACCAAAAGCTGATAAAAATGTAAATAATAAAATAAGAAAACTATCTATGACTTGTCAGCTAACAGATGGTTCAGAGTATGAGGGTGGTGAATTAGAATTTGATTTTAGAGATTATGATCCACACATGAGAGATGAATCTAAACATCTAATACAATGTAAAGAAATATTACCAAAAGGATCTATCATTGTATTCCCTTCTTTTATGTGGCATAGAGTAAAACCAGTAACGAAAGGAGTAAGGTATTCACTAGTTATGTGGACTGTTGGATATCCGTATGTATGATGGAATATTTTAATTATTTTCAAACGCCTATATGGGTTGAATCAAAAACTGAATTTGTAAAGTCATTAAATAAAGCTTCAACTAAATACGTAAGTGAAGCTCGTAAAAGAAATAAAAATCACATTAATAAACATGGAGACTTTGGAATATCACATCATTCAACTCCTTTATTATATGATAATAATTTTTTAGATTTTAGAAATTATGTAGGACAAAAATCTTGGGAGTTTTTAGATTGGCAAGGTTTTGACATGTCTCAATATACTACTGTGTTTAGTGAAATGTGGGTGCAAGAGTTTGCTAAAAAAGGTGGTGGTCATCACTCTGCACATATACATTGGAATCAACATGTATCAGGTTTTTATTTTTTAAAATGTTCAGATAAAACATCATATCCTATCTTTCATGAACCAAGAACAGGTGCGAGAGCTACTAAATTAAAAATGAAACCTGGCAATGAACTACGTCATGGAAGTGAAACAGTTAATTATTACCCTGAACCTGGTGCTTTAGTTATTTTCCCTGGTTATTTAGAACATGAGTTTGCAGTCGATTATGGAAAAGACCCTTTTAGATTTATACATTTTAATATTATGGCTCTGCCTAAAGGAGCTTTTAACAAATGAATAATTTTTTAGTTATAGATAATTGGTACAATAAAAAAGAATTAAGCTCTGTTTATAAAGAGTTAGATTTTTTACATCTTAAGATTATGGAATCAGGAGATCCTGTAAATGCTGCGACTGATGAAAATGGAATATCTAAAATAAAAGCTCATCGAATAAGTCCTTATACTTTGTATTCAGATGAAGGCATGCGATATTCTCCTATTTTAAAATCTATTAAAAAATTTCAAGATAAAGATTTTCATAAAGAAATAGAAAAAACATTTAAGAACACAAACACAGCATTATATGAACAATTTATAAGTACAAATCATTCTAGTACAATAATTAATTATTATGAAAACAATGATTCTTATAGAGAACATTTTGATGTTTTTCAGTTTACTATTCTTATTTTTATTTATAAAAAACCTAAAGCATTTAGCGGAGGTGATTTAAAGTTTAATAGAATTAAAAAAACAGTAGAATGTAAAAATAATAGATTGGTTTTGTTTCCTTCTTTTTATTATCATGAAATAACTCCAATAAAATCTGAAACAAAAAAGAAAGGTTTTGGAAGATATTCAATAAGTAATTTTCTTTCATGTAGGAGTTAAGTATGAGTTTTAAAAAAAATAAATATACTGTAATAAGAAATGCAATAGATAAAGACCTTGCAATTTTTTTAGCAAATTATTTTGCTATGAAAAAACAAGTCTTTGATACATGCACTAAAAGAAAATATATTTCACCTTTTGAAAAAATATTAGGTTTTTACGAAACAACACAAGATCAAATACCTGATACATATTGTTGTTATTCTGATATTGCAATGGACACGTTATTATTAAAAGTGCAGCCTGTAATGGAAAAAGCTACTAACTTAAAATTATATCCTTCATATACATACGCTAGACTCTACAAAAAAGGTGATGAATTAAAAAGACATAAAGATAGATTTAGTTGTGAGATATCTACAACTATGAATTTAGGTGGCGATCCATGGCCAATATATTTAGAACCTAATCCTACAAAAGGAGGTTGGAAAGAAAATTATGCAGCATATGTATCAGGTAAAACAAAAGGAATAGAAGTTAATTTAAAACCTGGAGATATGCTAGTTTATAGAGGTGTGGATTTAGAACATTGGAGAAAACCTTTTAAAGGTAGTGAATGTGTTCAAGTTTTTTTACATTACAATAATCAAAAAACTAAAGGTGCTAAAGCAAATATTTTTGATGGCAGAGATCATTTAGGTCTACCTGGTTGGTTTAAAAGAAATGGAATTTAAAGAATTCTTAAAAAATATTAAGTATCCTAACAAAAAACAATCTTGGAATATTGAAGGTACATTAGAAAATGGTCATTATAAATTTGACACAAGGCCTATACAAAATAATGTTAAAATAGGGTCGTTTCAAAGTAAAGCTGATAAGATGGTTTTTGACCTTAAGGACCAATTTATTATTGTTGACACAGAAGAATTACATCAATATTTAAAGGAAAAAAATTTAAAAGAAGTCCATTTACAAAGTTTGATCTCTGATTTAGAGTGGAATATAATACTACCAAAAAATTAAAAACCCTATATAATACTGGGCTTATGTTACAGAAACTCAATTTTAAATCAGGATTTAATAAACAAGCTACTGAGTCAGGAGCTGAAGGTCAATGGGTAGATGGAGATTTTGTAAGATTTAGATATGGCTTACCTGAAAAAATAGGAGGCTGGACTCAGCTTACAGATGCTCAAGAAACAATACCTGGAGTGGCTAGAGCTCAACATGCATTTAGCAGTTTTGGTGGTGAAAAATATGTAGCCATAGGATCTTCTCAAGGTTTATTTTTATATTATGAAGGGGCTTTTTTCGACATTACTCCTTTAGACACAGCTATTACTGGAGCTACTTTTGACACCAATATTTCTTCCCCTTCTGTTACTGTAAACAAATCAACACACAATTTACATGTTGGAAGATACATTACTTTTACTAGTGTAACTCCTCCTCCAGGCTCAGGCTATGTAGCATCTGATTTTACAGACGGAGCTTTTGAAATAGTTCAAGTAAACGATGCAAATAGTTTTAATATTGTAATGAGAACTAATGCTTCAGCAAATACAACTGCAGTAGGGTCAGCAACCATTAATCCTTATGTTGAAGTTGGACCTACATTTCAAACAACTGGTTATGGTTGGAGTACATATCTTTGGGGCGATTCTACATGGGGAACAGCTCGTACAGTAAGTAATGTGATTCTGGATCCAGGCAACTGGAGCCTTGATAATTTTGGAGAAGTATTGGTTGCAACTATATTTAATGGTAAAACATTTACTTGGAATGCAGGTGCATCCGGACCTAGAGCAATCCGAGCTTCTCAAAGCACAACTAATTTTAACACAACAAACAATCCTACAGCCACACGAATAACTCTTGTATCAGATCGAGATAGACATTTGTTTCACTTTGGAACTGAAACAACCATTGGTGATACGACAACACAAGATCCGATGTTTGTAAGATTTTCTAATCAAGAAGATTTAAATACTTATTTACCTACAGGAACTAATACTGCAGGTACATTTAGACTAGATACAGGAAACAAAATTATGGCTGCTATACAAGGTAAAGATTATGTATTCTGTATAACAGATCAAGCTGCTTATGTTATTCAATTCGTAGGTCCACCTTTTACTTTTTCTGTAAGACAGGTGGGTACAAACTGTGGATGTATAGGACAGCATGCAGTATCATATTCTAATGGTGCTGTTTATTGGATGTCAGCTGAAGGAGGATTTTTTGTATTTGATGGTACAGTAAAATCATTACCGTGTTTAGTTGAGGACTTTGTATTTAGTACAGATGGAACTAACCTAGGTATTAATTATAGCGCTGGTGATATTGTTTGTTCATCACCTAATGCTTTATACACAGAGATTAATTGGTTTTATCCTAAAGCAGGGTCTACGCAAATTGACAGATGTGTAACTTATAACTATTCAGAAAATGTATTTACTACATCATCTTTAGACAGATCTAGCTATCAAGACAAAGGAGTCTATTCAGAGCCTTATGCAACAGATTATGATTCTACCGCTTTACCTGTTTTTGATCCTATTAGTGGTATAACAAACAGATTTGGTGCATCTATTTACTATGCTCATGAAATAGGTGATGACCAAGTCAATAGCACTGGCACTACATCAATTGATGCATTTATTAAATCTGGAGACTGGGATATTACTTCACGTAAGAGCGCCTTGGGTCAGGCAACAGGAGTTGTAGACTATCGAGGAGATGGTGAGTTCTTTATGTCTGTCAAAAGATTTATACCTGATTTTAAATATTTACGTGGTAATTCTACAGTTACATTATTTTTAAATGACTACCCAGATAATACTGCTGTTAGTTCACCATTAGGACCCTTTACAATAACAGCAACCACTGATAAGATAGATACAAGAGCTAGAGGCAGATTAGTGGCTATTCAAATAGCTAATACATCTACAGGTGAGTCTTGGAGATACGGAACCTTTAGACTTGATGCACAACCGGATGGAAGAAGATAATGAGTGTAGAGAAGAGAATAAAATATGACATGCAAGGTGGTGTTAGAAACTATCTTGGTAAACAAAAAACTGTTTCTGACGTTCCGGTAAAATGGCAATCTGGTCCAGATAAACCAGCTACAGAATTAGCTTATATTACAAAAGCAGAAAAAGATTTATTATTAAAAAAAGATATACATGGGTCATTAAAAGATGGACCTAATGAAGGCCCTGCAGGTATTATGTCTTTAGATAGCGCAGGTGATAAAGATGGCCCGATTGGTGGTTATTCTGGTGCAGATGTAAGTGCAGCAGAAACAGGTAAAGCAGTTAAAGGTATGAGTGCAAGAGACTTAGCCGGTTTTCGTGCAGGTGCTATTTCAGCTGGAGCAAGAGCAGGGTTAAATGAAACACAAGCTGTTAAAGATCAAGTAAAAGCCCTACGAGATAAATATGGTCCAAGAATAGGAACACCTAGTCCTTTTGGCCCTAAAAATATTCTTAGTGGAATACTTGGAGCTTTAACTGGTCCAATTGGTTTCGCTACAAATCTTGGTACTATGTTTGGAGACTCACTTCAAAATCTTAGAGAAAAACTTACAGGTTATAGCACTCAAGACGATTATGAAAAAGCTAGACAAGATAGAATTAACCAAAATAGAATAGATAATATATTAAATAGAGATGCACCTATTACTGACATGACTATAAGCAATTTAGAAAAATTAGGATACACTGGTGACATGCCTGCAGTTGGAAGCACTCCTACAAGTAGAGCTATTGCAAGAGATTTAGCTATCAATCCAGAGACTACACAATTTGCAAGAAGCTATATACAAAGTTTGGCTCAACCAAACATAGATAGATTTTCAAATACTATTGCACCAATGGGTGTTAATGTACCTAATGCAACTAGAGATATTACCTTTGGAGATGTTCCACGTGGCTTTAATTATCTAGATGTTTCCGACGAAGATTTATATGGAACTAGAAGTGTACCTACAGGCATTGCACCAATGGGTGTTAATGTACCTACAGGTATTCAAGGTATTGATGTTGACTTACCTGGAAATGATTTAATGGCTGAAATTACACAAAAAGACATAGATAGATTTAAGCAACCTATGACACAGATGATGGATTATGATACATATAAATCTATTAATCCCGACTCGACCGTAACACCAGACGAATTTAATCAGTTAAAAGCACAGGTATAATGGCTAAAGTTACAAACTATATACCTGAACCAAAACCTGAGTATGATGTAGAGAATCAAAGACAGATACTAGAGTCTTTAAATACTTTACAACAACAACTTAATTTTTCTTTTCAACAAGATTTAAAAAACGAACAGGATGCATTTAACTATTTCTTATCATGAGTATATTTTATAAAAACCAAGGTTTTAAACAAGTTGATACAAGTAAGACTACAGTGCTTACTTGCCCTACTGACGGTACAATTATAGTCAAAAGTATATATTGTGCAAATAATGACGGGTCATCAGCTATTTTAGTAAATATGAATTTTGTTGATTCTTCTGATTCTAGCACTGAATACGAATTTTTTAGAGATGATGTAGCAGCTAAGACGCAAATAAATGCATCACCACAAGGCTTGAATTTAGAAGCAGGAGATGCTATAACTGTGCAAGCAGCTACGGGTAGTAATAAAATACAAGGCCTGATAAGTTATGCTTTAATAAATAGAGAGAATGAAAACGGATAATATAGTTAAGATAGATTGCACTACGATAACAACGTGGCGTAATACTAAAACTGGTGAAACATTTAAAGAAAAGAAAGAAGGACCTGATATAGTTCAAGATGTAACTGTGCAGGTTTCTCCGAAAGGCTTAGACATAATGCAGAAAGTGATGAGTAAAGATGATAATAAACCAAAACCCTAAAGGCGGAACTGAATTACAATTCGATTATTTAACAAAATATGTCGATTCAAAATTATTAAATGAAGTACAGATCTGTACATCTGTACCAGAAAAAATTCCTTTGCACCCTACAAAAGTAAATATCTTGTGGCAAAAAAATTCTTACGATCAAAGTAATTTATATCATTGGTTTAAAGACAAAGCTAATCATGACAAATACGACTGGTATGTATTTAATAGTCATTGGAACTACGAACATTTCAGAGATCATTTTGATATACCTACACATAAATCAGTAGTAATAAAAAATGGTATAGATAAAATAGGAAGATCTGTGCCTTATGAAAAAGGCAAACCTATAAGAATTATTCACCAGAATACACCGTGGAGAGGATTATCTGTATTGTTAGGTGCTATGCAACTAATAAAAAATCCTTTAATAAGTTTAGATGTATATTCTTCTTGTGAAATTTATGGCAAAGATTTTTACGATGCTAACGATCACAACTATAAAGAGTTATATAAACAAGCAGAACAACTACCTAATGTTAATTATATAGGTTTTAAACCAAATGGTTTTATAAAAGATCACATGCATAATTATCAGATGTATGTTTATCCAAGTATTTTTGAGGAGACATTTTGTATATCACTATTAGAAGCAATGGCTTCAGGGTTGTATTGTATTACAACTAATTATGGTGCTCTGTTTGAAACAGGAGCAGAGTTTCCAATGTATATACCTTATGAAAAAAATCATAGATTACTAGCTCAAAAGTTTGCATACGGTATAGAAGCTGCTGCTGATAGTTTACATAGAACAGAAATACATAATCATTTAGAGTGTCAGTCCGCATACGCACAAGCATATTATGGTTGGAATAAAATCGGCACATCTTGGAAAAGATTTTTGGAAGGAGCGGTAAATGCAAAAAAGTAATAAAGCGCAAGGCGCTAACAATGAACCCATCTGGTTTACTAAGCCATCTACGACGAACGAAAAAGAAGTAACTACAATAAATATTGGTACAAAGTCACCACATAAAATAATGGTGTGTACACCTGTTCACAGCGATGTGTCTATGCACTACTGTCAAGCAGTTTTAAAATTTCAACAAGATTGTATGCAGAGAAGAATACTAGTTAGTTTTACTTTGATGAAATCTTCTTTAGTTACACAAGGTAGAAACTTGTGTGTAGCTGAGATGTTAAACCATCCAGATCACTATACACATTTATTATTTATAGATTCAGATATTGATTTTCAATCTAAAACTATTTTTACTATGTTAGAAAAAGATAAAGATGTTATTGGATGTCCCTATCCTATGAAAACATTTGATTGGAAAAAAGCTTGGCGAAGACTTAATGAAAAGCATAGAGCTATTAATACTCATGATGACTTAATGAATTCTGGTTATACTTTTCCAATAAAGGTAGAAGACCCACAAAAGATACAAGTAGAAGATGGAGTAGCAGAAGTAACCCATGCTCCTACAGGATGTCTACTAATTAAAAGAGAAGTTATAGAAAAGATGATTAAACAGTACCCTGAATTAGAAATTTATCAGCCTACTATAATTAATGGCGCTGAAGAAAAAAAAGACAATATGTACAATTTATTTGATACTCTTCACGATATTAAAACTAAAAGATATTTTGGTGAAGACTTTGGTTTCTGTCAAAGATGGTCAGATATGGGTGGTAAAATACATGTATATTTAAAAGATTATATTACACATATTGGAGAATATTCTTACTGTGGCAGATTTTGGGACGACTTATATCAAGGAAGTCAACCTCTCAAAGGTATTGACGATAGCAAAAAAATCAAATAAAGTGTGATATTTCAGGATAAGTACGCCTGCCTTTCAATTACAAATAAGACTAAATTATGGCTATAACAAACACTACACAAGCAAAAGATTTCGCAGCAGGCGCACCTAGAATTACATTAAAAGGTGATTTACGACCTCTTAACAATATGGCTTATGGGGGCCGAGCAGAATACGGTTTAGGTAGTATTGTAAAATCTGTAGGTAAAGCTGTTAAGGGCGTTGTAAAAGGTGTAGCTCGAGGTGTTAAAAAAGTTGCTAAATCACCACTAGGTAAAGCTGCAATATTAGGTGCAGGTATTTATGGATTAGGTGGTGGCTTTGGTCCAGCTGGTTTTAATTTTGGTAATTTACCAGGTGCTAATTTAGTTTCTAGTGCATTTAGTTCTAAAGGCAAAGGCACGTTAGCTTCATTTGCAATAGGATCTTTAGGATCAACTTTATTATCTGCAGCAGAAGCAGGTGGATTAGATACTAGCGATCCAAACGCTGAGGTAGATTTAGAAGCATTAACTGGTTACCTAACTAAAGGATACAAAAATTTAAATCCTAATGCTACAGACGAAGAAGTATTTCAATTTGTACAAGAGAACACATCAGAATATAGAGCTATGGGTGGACGTATAGGTTATTCAGAGGGAACTCCTTCTTTCGAAGAATATTTAAGAGAAAGAGAAATGCTTGATAAAAAAGGTAATATGGAAAGATTAATGAAGGAATACAAAGAGGATATGCGT